TCGAACGGTTGACACCAGCACCCATATCGCAGGATACTTATATGCTGATGCGTGAGATGGAGAATCATGGTCGTGCTGACATGGCGGGTGTACAAGATATTATGATGGGTGAAAGTAAGTCCGGTATGAGTGGTGTATTAGCTAATTCGTTGCAAGCGGCAGCGTTAACACGTCAATCGTTCAAGATGTTGGCTTTAGACGAAAGTTATCGGCGTCAGGCACGGTTAGAAATCTACATGATCCAACAGTTTTACGAGTTTCAGGATCCGCGTGTTAACCGTCAATGGGGTGATGGCGAATGGTTGTTATGGTCGGAAGGTATGCGTGACCTGTTATGGGACGTGAAAGTTGAGTCGCAAGCCGATCTACCTCACAATACCGTAGCACGGATAAATTATGCGATCCAGCTACTGCAAATCGGAGTTTACGATATTGAAGAGTTCCTCAATACCACGGGAATACATATCCGACCGGAACTCAGGTCCAAGATCCGTCAAGCTACCGGGTTCAACCCCATGATGCAAGGCGAATACGGGCAAGCACCAACGCAACAGGCCATGCCGCAAATGCCGGGTGCCGGACAAGGATTAGCACCCGCTCCCGAAGGTGAAGCCGGGATGGGTGGTGGATTAACAGGGTTGGCAGGGTTGGGACAAGGTGTCCCTGAACAAGCCATGCCGCAAATGTAAGAAATGGATATAATAGCACATATTTTTATCTTATTAGGGATGGCATATGGTGTCATGTGGACACTAGCATGTCTTATCCGTTACATAAACAAGAAATAAACGAGGAGGCTGAACCAATGGCACAAACCAGCACTTATAAAGGTAACTTGACCAAGATCGATAAGATGAAGGAATTGAGTGCAAGCGGGAGGGAACGTGAGGCTGCCCCAATGAAAAAACTTATCGCTTTACAAAAGATGACCAACCAGTTATTGATCGAACTGTTGGAAGAACAACGTGGTAGCGGCACCACTGAAACGGAGAAAGATGCCTAAGATCGAAGATTATAAATCTGAGGTACAACAAGCCATGGTCCCTAACAAGGTATTAGCTGACCGTATGCTGTCACTTATCAGTACTAACACCATGGTGATGATAGAACTCTTGGAATCCATGAAACGGTTGGAATCGAGTATCACGGGTATACCTCCGTTATCGGAAACCAATACATTTGATCGGGAACCCATTAACAGTATGAACGGGACCCAAGAATGACGGGATCCGTGATAGATATTGTTAACTTGGTATCCAAGATAAAGTATTGCGAACTAACAATGAAACGGCATGATGGTGAGTTCAAACAAATTGATCTTACTATTAAGGCCAATAATCCTGAACAACTACAAATAATGGCCAAAATGTTGCGTTACGCAAATAAAATTGCACAAAACCCGAAGAAATAGCATTTTTTACTTGACGAATCGTTATCAGTGGCGTTACAGGTTAGTATCTAAACCTTAATTATATAAAGTTCTACCGACACATTCGGCGAACATTGGATCAACCCCTTTAACCGGGAATCCTGATGTTCGCTTTTTTTTTGAGAGGGAATTCTAAAATGAATGAACCCATTACCGACCAAGGCATTGATCAGGAAGAAGCGGTATCGTCCTCGGAAATTTCGGCTGAGGCAAGCGGTACCCCTGACCAAAGTACAGTCGATCATCAGGACCCCGAAAGTCCAGATGCCATTACCGCCGAGTTGGAGCAGCTTAGGAAACAAGCCGATCACGGAAATCGCAAGATAACCGAATTGGGTCAAACCAAAAGTATGCTGCAACAGGAATTATCGTCACGTGATGCGCGTATCCAAGCGTTAGAGAATCAAATATATGCTGTCCAGGCTAACACCAATGGTGATGCCGCAAGTAACAATGACAGCTACGATTCGTATTATGATCAACCTGCCGCCACGCCGCAAACGGACGAGAAATCGAAGCTGTACCAACAAGCTACCGAAGAACTTGTAACCGAATTCACTAAGCTTCAGGGCGAAGTGAACCAACTGAAAGGTCATCGGCAACAGGTTTCGAGGTCAAAAGAGTTAGTGGACAATTTCGGGTTAACTGAGGAAGATGCTCAAACAGCCTTGAAATATCGCGATTCGGGTGATGATGTCAATTTTGCCAAAGTCATCCAACTAGGATCTGTCCATAACCGCGCACGGGCTGAGAAAAAGCAAATGCGTAACGAAGCTATTGGTGCAACTCGACAGGTAGCTACGGGTGGTACTTCCCCATCCAGCGCCACCGCAAATTCCGATCAGCAAGCCGACGATATCTTAACCGGAAAGGTTAACCAGCAGGGTGTAGCACGTATGCTGGCTGATAACCCGGATTTGCTGGACAAGTTGAGTAAACAATTTACTATATCAAATTAGCAGTGAGCCGCAGCGTGGTTGAGTAGAGACTTCCACGCTGTAGCCTTTCTCTACCGCTGTTGTCAATAAATAGGAGTAAATTTATGGCAGCAGTATTAGACCAAATTACTATTGCAACCTTAGCGATGCATGGTGATTTGAATACGGCAGTACTTTCACGCGACTCGGCAGCATTGCGGATCTTACAAGATCAGGCAATTGAAGCTACTGGCTCGCCGTTGAAAGTCAAGGTCCGATATAAGCGTAACAACGGTGGTTTTTATGCTGGGTTCGACCAGTTCAACACCACCCGCGTAGAACAATTCGCTGAAGGGACCCTTGAATGGAAAAACGTGTATGTCAACGTGACTATCGATGAAGATAGCCTAGTTGAAAACGCGGCTATGAACATCAAGGACCTGATGGCGATAAACGATATCCGTAAACTTCCTAGTCGCGACCGAAACACCATTTTCAACCTGTTTGGTGAAGAAATGGCTGGTGCATTGGACGATATCCGTAAACTCATGGGTGACGGTATCTACAGTGACGGTACAGGGTCCGGCGGTAAGGAAATCACGGGTTTGGCAGCAGCAGTGGATTCCACCGGTACTTATGCAGGTATAGCTTATACCGAATTAGGTCAATTCGATTATGCGGGATTCCTTTCAAGTTCAAACGATTACATTTGGGCTGGTAGGGAAAAGGATCTTTCTAGCGCGTCCATCACATTGGACGAACTGGCAAACGGTCTGAACGATTCTAATCAAGGTGGTGCTGACAGTGTAGATTGCATCTTCTGTCCACTAGATATTTACAGCAGTCTCGAACTGCAACTTGAAGGTCAACGTACCCGTGTCAATGCTGACATGGCCGACATTGGGTTCAGGCAAAATATCGAATGGGTAAGTTTTGGTGCTACCATCTATCCTGATCCATATTGCCCGGCAAACACGGTTTTCGGTATCAATAAAAACCATACGCACATGTACATACATCCCGCTCTTAACATGGATTTCAGCGGTTTTAAAGAACCGACCGATCAAGCGGCTATAACAGGCCAATTGAAAATGAAATGCCAGTTATTGTGTGATGATCGTGCTAAAAACTTCAAATTGACCTCGGTCAATCCGTAAGGGAGGATAAGTCATGGCTGTAAATTATCAAGCGGCACCCGCTTGGAATGACATGCGTGATTCCCATNTGGGTTTGGCGCAAGGTATATACGAAGAAAATTCCGCACAACAATATCCACTAGGTTTCAGGGTACCTTTATCCGACGGCAGAGTTTTCCATTATACGGAAAATGCTAGTACGGGTTTAGCNGCTGGAAAGCTTATCGGGTCACCTTTGGTCTTTACGGAGATTGAACGGACAATAACGGCTGCTGCGGCGCAATTTGCTACGCAAGTAACCTATACTGCGGTTGGTACGATTACTTCCAACCAGTATCAGGACGGGTTCCTTTGTGTTGTTGACGGCACCGGAGAAGGTCTTCAGTATAAGATCAAGAGCCACCCGGCGATTGCGGCAGCGGCGACAGGGACAATCACGCTTTATGACGGTATTATCACTGCTTTGGACACCACGTCCGATGTAATGTTATTACCTTCTTTATACAAAGATGTGATCCTGA